TTGTCAGGGAGCGACGTGGTGACATTCTGGGCCGCGTTGTCCATGCGGTCCCATGCTTCTGCGAGAAGCATAAGCTCGACCTTGGTCATTCCTGAAACCTCCGGGTTGAGGCGAAGCCGCGCGATTGAAGCTTGGCCTTTGAGGGTGGATAGACGCCGAGGTGCTTCGCGCGAATCCGGTCGGCCTTCTCGCGCAAGGCGTTCTCATCTGCGGTCTTCTGCTTGTGCGGATCGACCAGCGCCGGCGCCAGGTTGCGCTCGCGATTCTCGCCGCCTGACCATAGGGGCTTGATGTGTTCGGCCTCCCACTTCTCGCCGGGGCCGATCTTCCTCTTGCTGATGTGGCATATGCCGTTGTGGCGCAGGAAGATGCGGGCAAGCACGGTTGCCGGCGGCTTTGAGTCCGGCGTCTTGCCGATCCATTCCTTGACGCTGCGGCCGCCGTTGGGGTCTTCGATCTTCATCAGCGCTGCCCCACGGAAGCCCGCAGAGAGGCGTTCGTCGCCTGCCGCAACATTCCGACCATCGGCTTGAACTCGCGCTTGTGCGCCCTCCTGTCGGCGATCTGGGATAGGAGCGCGGCCCGCTGGTGCTCCGCTGTCTTGAGCAGGCGTTCGGCGCGCTTGCGCTGGCGCCAGGCGAGGAAGAGGGAAAGCGGGTTCATCAGAGCATGCTCCTCTGCGGCGCCGGCTTCGGTTCAGTCGGTATGATTTTGTTCTTGCGCCAGTCGAAGAACCCGAGCGCGCCCTTGACCTGGATGAAGGGCACCGGGCGCTGATTGGCAAGGACGAAGCCATAGCGTCCGACGAACCACGGGTTATCCGATCTGGTCACGCAGTCGACGATGTCGGCCACACCGACGATGCCGCCGGTTTGCCAATCGGGCGGCGTCGGAATGTCGATGATGCGGTCGGTGACAGGATGGCGCTGCACCGACAGTGACAAGTCGCAGGACTCGTCTATGCGCTTGCCTGCATGGATGGCGACCGGGCCGCGATAGCGCGTCGGCCAGTCGCGATTTTCGATGGCCTTGTGCCGGTTTATGATGAGCCATGCCCACGGCTGCATGATCGACAAAGCTTTGGGCGGAAGGTCGTCCATCACGCGATCTCCTTCGGCTCGCAACCCGCTATCCCCGCGATCAGCGCCAGCGTGTCAGCCGCGCTCGCCTCGCCGAAGCAGACCAGTTTGCATCTCGAGTTGATGGAATTGGCCTTGTCGCGCGCGGCCTTGCTGATGGTGGCCGGCGTCAGGTTATCGCGGATGCCGGTCATCTGGTTCTTGAGCACGTCCTGCTCGCCGACGCCTGTTGCAGCCCAAAGCATCCGTGCAGTCTGCTTCAGCCAGTCGCGGTCTTCCGGTGTGAGATCGGAGGAGGAAGCCGCCTGCTCACCATGAGCGGGTTCCGGGCCTGTGGCATCCGGTGCTTCCTCCTCCTGCTCGCCGCTCTCCTGGTGGAGAGGTTCGGCAGCGACGGCTTGGGCGGGGGGAGTGCCTTGGGGGTCGCCGTCGCTGCCTTCCGACATGGGGGCGTCGGATGGGGTGTCTGTAAATTCAATACCGCGCTCCGCGGCGAAAGCGTTGATAAGCTCCAGCAAGCCGCCGAACTCCTGCTTGGTCATATCGGACGTGCGCATGCCGAGAGGGACAACCGTGCCAGCGTCGATGCCAGGCACGAAACGATGCTTGCGCAATGCTGCGGTGAAGATGTCCTTCCAGTCGTCGGCCGGCAGTTTCTCGCCATGCCATTCGACCTTGCGGGCTATTTCGGTCAGGCAAGCCCAGAGACGAGCGTTTTGGTCCAGCGTGCGCTTGGACTGCCGAAACTCGACAATGGTGCCTGGCGCGGCTTGTTGCGCCCAAGACGCCACACGTTCGCGTTCATGCCGGCTGTTGAGAATTACCATTGCGCGTGACATCTGCTCACCCCGCCATCAAGCTTTGAACGAGTTGGTTCTTCAGGACTTCGGTGCGCGGCTTGCCGTAGGAGCGGATGCGCTCGACCATCGCGGCAAGCTCGTCGTTGAACCGGTCGATCTCGCCGGCCATGTTCTTGATGTACGGTTCGTCGCGGGTGATCCGGACGCGCAGCATGGGCAGACCGGGCCAGTAGCTCACGAAGTCCCACCACTCGCGCTCGGAAACCCAGAGGTTGCCCTGAACCTGGGCGACATGCTCTGGCGGGAGGCGGTCGCGTTCCAGCCGGTCGATCTGGATATGCGCTTCGGCCGTCTTGATCTCAAGGCCGCCGTTTTCGCCGACGAGGCTATCCGGGCTGGCGCCTTTCGTTCCGTTGCGGATGAACCCGACGCGCTGGATATCGGCGTCGTAGATGAACGCGTAGGTCTCCCGCGCCTCGTCTTCCATGACGTTGCCGCGCTCCATCTGCTCGCTCTTGTAGGAGGACATCGGCTGGCCGGTGATGATCTCGCCGGCAAGCTTGCGCATGTATTCCGAGCGCATCTTACCTTCGCCCTTCGCCATGACGGTCGCGAACTTGGATGCGGTCGGGATACCGGCCCGGCACGCAAACCAGTCATCAGATCCCTGTTCGCAGTCGAATATCTGGATCACGCCGCTTTCCCCTTGCGATCCTGAAGGACTGAAGCGGCTTTGTCGTAGTGACGGGCGAGGAGTTGCGAGACGCCCTCAACCTTCGCCCATTCGCAAAACTTGGCGACATCCGTCCCGGTCTCATTGATGAGGGCGAGAAGCGTGTCGCGCTGCGCGTCGGTGATGAACTGGTCGACCGTTTCGTCAGCCTTCTTGGCGTCGTCGTCGTGAGCCACAGCGAGACCGAGCGCGGCCTTCAGGGTGTAGCGCTGCAAATAGGTGATGGTCGAACCGATCGCCTGGATCGAATTCTTGTTGCCGGAATTGTCGCGGCCGGCGGCGAGCGTCGTTTCCTCGAAGTGGCCGGCCTTGTGCGCGACAATGCAGGTGACGCGGACGGGCTGATCCGGTTCGGCCTCCGTCCGGTAGCGGTATGATAGGCCGTTCTTCGTGAGGACCGGCCCAACCTGTCGCTCGATCTGGGCGAGGTCTTCGAACTTGTAGTTGGTGTCGGCCTTGCTCTTATCCTTGGACTCGAACGCCACTCGCCTGTTGGTCAGGATCGGCGCGAATTCAGCCTTGGCCGCCGCCATGGCCTCATCGAACGCCTTGCGGGCCTGCGAGGCCTCCCACCGCTCTTGGAGGGCGAGAAGCCTCTCCAGCGTCTCAGGCGTGGCATTGGAGGCCAAGGCACGGTCGATCATCGCCATCGGCGTGACGGCGGCAGGTTCGTGCGCCAGCACCATGGCCGAACGGGTCTGTTCGACAACCGCAGTGCTGGCTTGCCCTATGGACTGGATGCCTTCGATATCTGCGTCGATGGTTTTCGTGGTCGCGTTCATGCTGCACTCCTTGTTGCAAGGGCGAACTCGCGTTCGCGAAGATGTCGGCGAAGCTCGGCCGGGATCGGCGAGGCCAAGAGAATTTCGATGGCCGCCAGTTGCTCGTTTCGGTCGGGCTGCCAGAGTTCGCGGTCGGCGCTCTCGGCAAGCTTCAGCGCCGCGTCGAGCATGGCTGTGTGGTGATCGATCACGGCCGGCTCCTGCAGTCGCGCTTGGCCCGGCGGAGAAGCTCGAACTCTTCAACCCAGGAACCGTCCCGGGAATAGGCACCGGACAGCGCGCGAGCTGCGGCCACGTTCAGCGGAACGATCCGGTCGAGCACACCGCGTTTCAGGAATGGCCGGCGCTCGTAAGCGGCGTCAATAGCCCGGTCGATATCGACGCCGGCATTGAGCGCGTAGGGCAGGTCAGCGTCGATGGCGTTGTTGTACGAGGCCATCGTCCAGTAGGCTGCACGGCCTTCGTAGATGGCATCCAGCGCCTTTTCGCGCATGATGGTGTCTTCGTTGCCGTAAACGGCTATCGCGTCATCCAGGGAGCGCTTGGCAGCCATAGGCGTATCCGCCATGAAGGCCGTCGCACTCTCGCCCTGCATGCGGACGCGGTGGAGGGTCATGGGGTGCGGCCTTCTGCGCAGAGATCGGGGCCACCGCGACCACAGGCGCAACCGGGCCATTCGTCGCATTGGTGCGTGGGGCTGTCCGTGCCGGCCGCCATGCGGCTACGAACCAGTTCGAACAGCGCTTCCAGGTTTTCCTGCCGAAGCTTGAGAACGAAGGTGCCGATGTCGTTATTGAAGCGAGACCAGGCCATAGCGCCCCCCATGCCGGTGTTGATGATGCCGGCAGCCTGAAGGTCAGCCATGTCGATGTTGTGCAGGACGTGGAAGATGTCCCTGAATTGCTCAGCGTTCATGGTGTCTGTTACCTTCGTCTGTGTCTGGCTAGGTGGGTGGGGCTATGCTGCCGAACGCTTGGCCTCGCGGCGCTGGATGACCCGCGCCATGTCCTCAAGCTCATCGAGGGCAAGGACGATGCCGCGCTCGACAACCGAAGTGATCGTCGGGAAATAGGGGAGCGTCGCCTGCGCCTGATCGATCTTGGCGCGCAGTTCCGACGAGAGCCTGATCGTCAGCGTGTCGGTTTTGCGGGGCATCTGTCTTTGCTCCTATCGGCGTCTGTGCGGTTGGCGCGGGGTGGGGGACTTAGGCGGCAATGCTCTGCCTCTGGTTTGCTTCGAACACGGCTATGGAAAACCCGCGTGGCGTCGCCGAACGAAAGTCAGCGCGGTCGATAGAAGGCGGCGCCTTGTGAATGCGGTCGTCGGGTTGGCCTAGCCAGGGAGCCGGGCACTTCGACGGCATCACAAAACCGTTGTGTGCCCAGATGCAGGTCTTCTTGGTGTAGTTGTCGTCTTCGCAGAGGCCCGCGTAGTCGGACGGATCGAAGTAGAAATCCGGCTTTCCGATATGGGGAATGCTGGACAGAACACCGACCGGGTTTTCGTTGAACGACGGGGCACCAGACCAGCGAAGCACCTGCCTGCCGGCTTCGAACATCTCCAGGGCGTCGCGCAGCATGTAGCTGCCCTTCTTGACGAAATCCCTCGCGCCCGATCCGGAAACATGCGTGCATGGCGACCAGCAGGCGCCGAAGGCTACCTGGCGGCCTGACGGAGGCGTCCAGTTGCGGACATCGCCCCAGACGTAGTGGATGACGCCAGCGCCAACCCGCTCCTCACGGTCTCGCCTGATCGAATGCTCGATATCGACGCAGTAGCATTCGAATCCAGCCTGCGCCCAGGGACGGACGAAGATGCCGGTCAGGTCACAAAGCGAAACTACGATGGCCATTCTCTTCTCCCATATCGGCGCCGGAGGCCGGGGCGTGCTATGCTGTGGCTTTGGGGGATCAGCCCCAGTAGTCTTTCGAAACCCAGCAAATCACCAAAATGACAGCCAGGATCAGCAGTTCTCTGCCAAACGGTTGAAAGTGTTTCGGACGGCCCATACCAGTCATGACTTTATCCACCAAAGAGCAGCGGCGACAAATGCCAAGAAAAGGCACGTCAGTTCCGACCACAGAAGGAAATTACTCACGGCCGATCCTTCCAAAGCGTACTGGGCCGAGCGAACCGCGATGTGGCTTTGATGGCGGCTTGTGCGGCGAGAACTGCCGGATAAAGGCTCGTCGTGCTGAACCCCATGGCCGAGACTTTGGAGTGGAGGCTGTCAGGCCCTGAAAACGGGAGTTCGCCGCGCGCACATTGCTCGACAAGATCGGCAACCGACTGGCTGCGGGCGACCAAGACTACTTCTGGCTCTGACGCTGCGTGGTGTTCGTAGTTCGAGTCAGTGCTTCGGATATAATCCTTGCCCGTCTTGGTGCTGCCTGCCCTGGCTTCCTTCAGCGCCTGCTGCATCTGCGCACGGCAGTCTGTGAACCCGTCGCTGTAACCTCGCATGTAGTCGTCTTTCTTTGCCGTCATCTTCTCATTCTCCTGTGCGCGCCGGAGGCCGGGGCGATGCGTGGTGGGGGTTATCCAGCCAGCCGCTTGTGTTCGAGCGAGTGGCATTTGCGGCAAAACCAGCGAACGTTAAGTGGCTGCGAATAGTCCTCGTGGTGCGCTTCGGCGTTTGGCTTGCCGCACGCTTCACAATCGCCGCGCTGCATTTTCCCTACGCGGCAAAGATGCTTGACCTTGTTGCGAGCCCGGATCTTTTCCTGGTTGTCAGGCTTGCTCGCGTAGCGGCGCCAACCCTCGAGTTTCTTTGCCAGGAAGTGAGGATCGCGCATCGCCCGCTTACGGCGATCTCGTTCCAGTTTGTTCGGGTCGCGCTTCGATGGCATCTGCGTCTCTCCACTCAGGCGGCGGCAGCTTCGGTAAGTTCAAGCCAAACGCAGCCCGGCGCTTTCATGTCGATGAGGATCTGCACGACGCCTTCGGCGAAGTCGGCAAGGACGGCATCGCGCTTTGCGGCTGCGTATGCGTCTGCGGCTGCGTATGCGGCTGCGTATGCGTATGCGTCTGCGTATGCGTCTGCGGCTGCGGCTGCGTATGCGGCTGCGGCTGCGGCTGCGGCTGCGGCTGCGTATGCGTCTGCGTCTGCGGCTGCGTATGCGGCTGCGTCTGCGGCTCTTGAGACGTCCCGAGCCTCTATCGCGTTCGCCTTGGTGGGTTCGCGCTCACATTTCAGCGCGGCATCCAGAAGCTTCGCCTTGTGCGCGCTGTCAGGGTGGATGGAAGCGGCGGCGCGGAGTGCGACGGGCACGGACTGGCGGATGGCGAGTTCGGCAACGCGGCGGACGAATTCCTTGTCGTCCAGAACATCACGGCTTCCGAGCTGCGCAACGGCGAGCCGGCGAAGGCCCTTGGCGCGCGCCTGGTTGGAAGACCACCGGCTATCGTTCAGCCTTATCTTGAGCGAGCGAAGGGCGCGGGAGACGCATTGCGGATCGTCGCCATGCGGCAGACCCATCGCGTAGCAGACGGCAGCCTCGACGCACATCTTGCCCGGTTCTGGGCGGCCGACGCCATTGACGAGGCCGGCACCGACAACCTCCAGAACCTTGATAGCTACGTCGCGAGTGATTTCGGTCTGCATGTTCTCTTCTCCTCTTTCATCCACTCCCGGCGCAGGGCGGTGAGTGGTGTGTGGGGGTGGCTCTAGGCGGCTTTTGAGGCGATCAGGCCGCGAGCGATGGTTGCGGCAACGACATCGCTGTCCGTGATCGTCTGTCCGCAAAACTGATGGGTGGCGACGTACCTGATGCGAACCAGCTCGCGGGCGCTGTTGTAGGTTCGGAGGATGTCAACGACCGTGCATTCGTAGTCGCGCCCGTTCGGGATGAACTTCGTTCCGATCTCGTAGGTGGCGGCTGCGGTGCTCATCTCGATCTCCGTTTGTTGAGACCGATGTGTATCACATGCACGAATGGTGTCAACAAGAA